TGTAAATGAGGATTGAATCGCCTGTCTCAAACCCATGGTTACGATAGTCTGCACCAGTGACAAAGACCGCTCCACTTTCGCTATCAGCACTCACCAACACTTCTTATTGCGGACCAATCCCAAGAAGGTCGGCAACCTTCTGCGCCGTCGTGTAAACAATCTCGGTGGGACGAAGAGGCCGTGTTTCGGGCTCACCGGGGCTGAACACTACTGGCACTCATACTCCTCCCTCACCAAAGGCCAACTCGCCGCATGTCGTCTTGAATGCCCTTGAGCAACTGCTCGCCAAGGGACATCCACTCCCCGGTCTGTTTGTCACTGCCTCCCATGAACCGCTCAAGCATTTCTTCCAACGACATGTTCGTCGGGGCAGAAGCGTCGGGCATCACTGTAGGTTCAGCGGGCGCAGCAGGCTCAGCGGGCGCAGCACCTTCTTGCTCCTCCACAAAGTCGCCAAGGCCTAACTCTTCACGAGTCGTACCGACAACATTCCTCCGGTCTCGCTCAGCACGGCGTCGGTTGCGCAATTCATCTCTACTCATAGGGATGGTGCGGTTAAGTCGGCTGTCGGTCATTGGTGTACCATCATCTGCAACACGCATAGCACGAGGAGATTGGGCTGCCCGAGAAGGGGTGATTTGGGCACCTGCTTGACCAGCGACTGGAATATTACCTCGCTCATGCTGACCTTGTAGTTGTCGGAGGCTGCCGCTTGGTGCAGAAGAACGCTTTTCGCCAGTCGGTACTCCACTTCGTTCTACCAATTGTTGAAGTGCTTCATCATACTCTGCTTGTAACCTTTCAATTCCGCTTTGCATGCGCGCCATTTGTTCACGGTAATCGCTTGGCTTTTGTGTCTCGGGCAGCATGTCCATTTGGCGAAGACGCAACTTGGCCTCGCTGAGTTTGTTTTGCAATGGAGCAAGTCGCATTTCTGCTTCTGCTTCTGCTTGGCGGCGACCCAAGTTCATTTCTCGGAACATATCAGTGTTGTAAGTAGCGTCGTCGGGGTGCAAGAACTCACCAGCCTCGCCACGGATTTCAACCTGCTCCATGGCGGTTGAAAGTGCCTCCTGCTGCATTCTACGCTGCCCCTGTTCATAGGCTTCTCGTGAACGAGGGTCCTCACTCATAGCACCCATACCCATACCCATTTGAGCACGCAAGCGGTTTTGCATCTCCATTTGATTCTCCAAACTTTGGAAGACAGCAGCCTTGTAACGCTCAAAACCTTCGGGGTTTCCGTCCACGCCTCGTTGGTCCATGGCGTTGAAGTGATTGACCAACATGATGTTCATGCGCTCCTCAGCGGTAACTTCGGGGTCGGGTCGGTCGGAAGGAGAAGGGGTCATGCGCGCAGGGTCGGGCTGAACTACTTTGCCGGAACCCATAAGTTCAGCAATAGCCGTTTCTGCACCCATTTCAACAGGCTCGGCTTGCGAAGCAAGAGAGTCCATGTTCTGCTCCAACATAGGCCCAATATCGTTGAAGCCCTGCGGATTGAGTTCTTGAACCACTTGTTGCTGCATCTCGGGACTCATGCGAAGGCCCTGCTCAAGAAGCATGCTGTCCAGTTGGGCGTACATAGCAGCCTGCGGCATGCTCATGCCCAAAGACGCCGCCAAGTCGTAAATGGCGCGAGGGTCGGAAAGGTCAACCCGTGTGCGACCCATAGCACCCATACCGGTAGCGTCACGGTGAGTTGCTTCCATTGTAAGTCCTTGATTCTTCAAAAACTGGGCGAGGCGAGAAGGGTCTTGGCGAATCGCTGACAGACCTTGCTCAACTAAAGTGTCACGCAAAGCCTGTGGGTCCCGGTCACCACCTCTACCGGGAGACATGGTCACGCCTTCTTGACCAAAGTGTTGTTGGAACAGTTGAGGGTCCCTGCTCAACACTTTACCAAGAAGGCGACGAAGGTCCATGGACTCCTTGATACGAGGAGTGAGGTCGGGAGTAATCGTTGGCTCGTATATGAACTCGCCCGTTTCTTCGTCAATTCGTCCAGTCTCTTGAACACCCGTAAACAACTCGTCTTCTTCGGTGTACTGACCTGCGTCTCGGGCGGCTCGCTCGGCGCGTTTAGCCCCTTTGCGTCCACTCAACCCAAGTCCATAATTCGTTTTCCGACCCTGTAGGCTTTGTCCACCTTGGCCGAAAAAGGCACTGGTACCGCTGGGGTCAATGATACGCATGCCTCCCATACCGGCTCCTTCTTCACCAGCAGCGATGTTTGAAGAAATGAAGCCCTTTTCTCGCGGTTTACCTGTGGCTTCGTCAATCTGCCCCCGCATTTTAGTGCGAGCAGCATCAAGTCCAAACTTGAAACCGGGTGACAAGTCTGTGGTTGTACGGTCAGCGGGGTCCTGCTCTTCAAAAGCCTCCCGTCGTTTACCGGGAAGGGCAGGGCCCATCTCTTCTCGGCGACGGGCGAGTTGTTCTTCTCGTGCCCTGCGCTCGGCAGCGGTGTAGGTGATTTTTGACTTATCTTTGACACGGACTTTACCTGTCAGTGGATTGATTGACCCTTCCTTTGCGGCGGTCATACCTTCCGCTTCGGCCACTCGTTCCCTGCGCTTCCTTTCTTCTGCTTCACGCATGGCCTCTGCGGTGGTGAGGTCATCATCGCCTATCGCTTTCCGGACAAGCACTCGCCCCATATCACTCACCATGCTGCCCTAAGTTATAATCCATTTGCTTGCCACAAGTTCTGCACTTGTCAACCCAACAGAAGTAAAGCATACCGCAATCTGTACAACGAGTACCTGCGCCGATGTTCAAAACATCACCAGTCTTGCGTGTACGGATGCGCTGCTTGGAAGTAATGCCCTCAAGAGGACGCTCAGTGTTGTGAACTGAACCAGTGCCGAAAGACTCCGCAAGACGAATGCCTCGCTTCTCAAGGCGCTCCACTTCGTCAAGACCGATAGTCGCTTTGTCCATCATCGCCACCTCAAACGGTAGTTACGATGAAGTACAGGTTTCCAAGAATGACTTGCGGGTCTGCCGACACCGGAGTGTTCGCACCAATAGCCGCAACGATGGCGGCTTCAATGGCCGTCTTCGCCGTGCTGTCCTGCAAGTCACGAGGAGCGAAAGGCCCCAAGATGGTAGCAGTCTTAGCCATTTAGGTCACCTCATCGGCGACCCATCACGACGAAAGTACATGCCCCACCGACCTTGAAGGTCGTGCCGTCAATGGCGTGAGTCACGGTTGCTGCCGTCGTCTTTGCGTTCACCATGCCGCCATCAATAGATGACAAGAGGGCACTGAGGTCAATGTTTTCAGCACCAGTGGTGCTTCCAGTCACAATCATTCGGTCACCAAAGTAGGTTGGTCGGGGGTCAATTGATACTGCCATGTTTATTCATCTCCTGTTTCGGTAGGGGTTTCTGCCTCTTCCACTGGCTCGGCTACGGGTTCCGGGTTTAAGAAAGCATTGACGGATTTGAGAAGAGTGGCCTTGGTGGCGTAGCCGCCAACCTCAAGTCCTCTTTCTGTCATCCAAGTCACAAGGTCCTTCTTGGTCCAGCCAGCATCGGGGATGCCATCGTTGCCTTCGTCAACCGTAACACCTGCATCGCCCTCAATGCGCCAGTATTTGGCGCTCAACGAAGCCCGGTGATGGTCAAGCCATTCCTGCGTCACTTCAAAGGGGACACCTCGCAAGCAAACAGTTCGCTTCATACCGGGAACTGCCCGCTCAAAGTAAGGGCCAAGTGAAGTAATAGTAGGCAGAAGAGTCACCTCAAGCAACAATTGCCCACATGGTCGTCAGAGTAGCCGTTGGTCCACCTACGACCGTAAAGGTCACAACACCATCAGCGACCGTAGCGGTCACTGCGTCAGCGGCGTCAGCGGTGTCTCCAATAATAACTGCAAGGACTTGGCTACCGTCTCCGCCGGCCGTCAAGGTGTCAGCCGTTGTAATCGTAGCCAAAGTTCCACAAACCAGTTTTGCACCAGCGACGGCGTTACCGTCACTGTTGGATGCAAGGAAACCGGTAAGGCTGCCGGGGTAAGAGCCGCCAGCGTTGCCGTCCAACCAGTTGGTGTCGCCACCGGGAGTTCCAGCGTACAGGTCCAGTTCAAAAGTGTTCGTAAAAACGACGGTTTCAGTACCGCCACCGTTCGTCAAAGTTACTGCCATATTTCATCATCTCCATGTTTTTTTTTGTCGTTTCTCCATCACTCCAAGTCGCGGATTGAGCCATGACCACCGAAGAAAGTGTTCCACACCTCTCCCATGGTTCGGTACAGCCCCTCTTGACCGAGGCGGTTGATGGCGAATGGGTCACCGGTCTCAATGCCGGATTCGTAGTATTGCGTTGGCTTGGCCACACTGAAATGCATGTAGTCCGTATCAAGGAAGTACATGCGGCTGATACCGGAGGCGGCCTTTTTAACATCCTTGGAAGGAATGATTGGGACACCGTTGTAAGTAGCCACAATGAAACCAGCCTCAACACCGGGCACACCCTTCACACCGTTGAAGGTGGGGGTGACTCGCTTCTCTTCCATGAACCGCTGTTGGGCTTGGAGGAGTTGCTGAATGCGCATCAAGGTGTCGTAGCCCGTAAGGATAACCTTCGGGTTGCCACCACGGACCCAAATCTTTTGGAAAAGGTCGTCAATGTGGTCAAGACTGAGGACACGGTTGTCGTCGTGGGTTCCGGAAACATTCTCTTCGGCGTAAGACCAAGAGTTTGCAGCGGCATCACGGTCAATGCTGTAAATGTCAGCATCAGCGTCACTCGTCAAGTAGCCGTTTGCGTTGGTCATTGAAGAGCCGAGCGTAATGCGGTCCAAAGACTCGTAGTCGTTACCAGCAGGTTCGTCAGCGTCCTCAAGGAGCATTTTGTTGATTTCTTCTGCGTGGTGCTTACCCATTTCTTCCTTGAGGATGGAACGGATGTCGCCAAGACCGTCGTCCTTGTCGTTAAGGAAGATGGCCATTTCGCTCATGTCAAAGGTGTGAGCGATGGTCTTTGGCTTTGCAGCGATGTTTTGGAAGGTTGGCTTGGTCGTGTCGGGCAAGGTGCCGTTCTCAGCGATGCCGCCACCCTTGGAGGAGTCGGGGCGAGCCGTGACAACACGCCATCCACTTCGGTCCCAAGGCTTCTTTGGAAGGATGGAGAAGGCGTTGAACTCTTGGTTCAACTGGCTCCAAACTTTGCGTCCGTAGATGGCTTGGTAGGTACCAGCCGTGGTGGACAACATTGGTGCGTCAGCCTTCAAAAGTTCGCTACCGGAGTAGGCGTAGCCCATGTTGGAGCCAGCGCCGTAGTAGTAGCGTTCCATGTCGTTGATTGTGCGTAGGTAATTTCGTGCCATATTTCATCTCTCCTTTCAGTTAAATGCTCTCCCAGCCAGTTGATGGACTTCGTCCCATGACATGTTCGCCAAATCTTGGGTGGAAGGAACGGTAATGGAAGGTGCGGCTTCCGACTTGCGGAGAGTCGTACCTTCGCCAGTGGCGAGGGAGTCAATGCGCTCACTGAGAGCAGTGACTGCCTTTTCAATGGAGGCGAGTGGGCCACGAGCGTCAAACTCGGAAGCACGGCGAGACTCAATTTCAGCCGTCTGCTCTTTGGCAAGGCGGTCAGCAAAGACAGCGCCAAGACTGGTTTTGAGTTGCTTCTCAATGGAAGCAGCCTTGTAAGCAGCATAGGCTTCCTCAACTTGTGCCGGGGTCAAGTCCGATGGGGACAAGAAGCCCTTGGAGACATCGCCGCTGCTGGAGCCGCTGTTGAGTTTGCCGATGGCGTTGGTAGAAGGAGAGCCGTTTTCTTGGACTCGTCCCTTCGCCTGTGCAGCAAAGTATTGTGCACCGTCGGTGGAACCGAGGTCCGAACCAAGGTTGGCCTTGGAGAGTTGGTCAAAGTGCAAGCGGGCACCGTCAGTGTCCACTCCAGCGGATTTGAGAGTGTTCTCCATCCAGTGGAGGTAGTCTTCGGTAATCACATCGCTGTATTCGCTTTTGGCGTACATGCCTTCTTTTTCGTCTTCTTCGGCCATTTCGTCACCTTTGTCTTCTTCGGTTTTTTTGTCTTCGGGTTTGTCGTCGTCTCTCTTGTCCTTCATGTGCTCCTTCAAACCTTCGGGCATTTCGCCCTCGCCTTTTTCCATGGCATCCAGTCGCAGGTTAATTCGGTCAAGAACTGACGAGAGTTCGCTCATTGCTTCGTTTTCGTTGGTCATTGTGGTGTCCTCCTTCAATATGCGGAAGGTCGCTTCGGGGTTGATACCCTTTTCACAAATGGTAACTTCATGCAGTTCCAGTTTGGAGATTTCCGTGTAGTCGCCATGTTGGCTGTCGGATTTGTTGACACGCTTGAAAGCCTGCCCTCCAATACTGAATCCACGAAGGGACCCTTTGCGAATCTCGTTAGCCACTTCTCGGGCTTTCTCAATGTCGTCACGCACCTTGATGACGACAAAAAGGCCGGCATCATCAACGCCGGACTTCCAAAGTCGGCCACTGCTATCAGTGTACGAGTCAATAACGCTACCGACTTGAATGTTGGAGTGAGCCAACTGAACATTGCGAAACTCTTGAGACTTCATGAAGCCATCAAAAGCATTCTTGAGTGCGTCTCGGGTAATCAAATCCCCTTGCTTGTCCACCATCTCAACGGAGGCGTAGCCTGCAACGACAAGGTCACCACTGCTCTTGAGAACCGAAATACTACCCGTCTGTGAGAACGGGGAGGTTCGGAGAGGGGAGGCCATCATTGCTGGCGAATACTCCTGTCATGGTATTTAATCAGTATGGATGACGGCTTTTTCATCAGTGAGTTCTAAATTGCCTTGCAGTGCACCGCTTTCCTTGGGTTTGCGCTTGTCTTCTGCACGCTCTTTGTTTTCCCGCTCAATGTCGCGGACATCATAATCCGGCATGGTTTTAGCATCATTGAGGTTTGTAGGCCCACTGGGTGATTCTATAGGTGTACCGTAATCAAACCCGAGCCCTTTAGCCCCACCATGATAATCGCCAACGGCACCTACACTGCTTTTCTCCAATAATCGCTCTAACAGAATCAAACTTTTGCTCAAAAGGTGCTGTTTCTTTTGTTTCCATTCAGTGTCCTTTACTTTGTGCGGTTGGGTGAGTGGCTTTGCAGGCTCAACGGACTCCTTTACCTCGGACTTTTCTTCAATCTCCAATTCTCCTTTGAGTAGGACACCTACGACGGGTGACCAAAACGGTCGCTGACTTTCACTGAGTCGCAGGACATACGGGTTGTCCGCTTGAGGCGTGTGAACTGACCACTCGTCGTCTCGCATAGACGCTTTGTAGATTACTGCATCGTCGCCAATTTTGATTTGAACATACCTGCCTTTGCGGAACACTTCTACAGGGTGATGATACAGTTCTCCTTTTGCAAGCATGGATAAGGATTCGGAACTTACCAGTCCTTCGCCTTCGGCTTCACCTTCAATTTTCGGAGCATGAACCGTGTAGACTTTTTGTCGCTCCGAAGCCTCAGTTTCCGTCACATTGGTGACATCTACCCGCACCAAGTCCCCTACATCGTACTTGTCTTCACTTTGGAACGATGCGCCGACATCCATGTAGTCGTTACCCTCGTGCTCTACTTTGCGGTCACCCAAGTCTTCCCCATGTGCGATAGGGCCAGTGCCCAGCCGATAGTGATACGGGCCATCACCGCGTCGGTCAAGTACCATCAGCACCACCTCCGAACCGGGTTGCAGCATCACCCACTTTGGGTGCCGAGGCTCACCTTTCATGTAAGCCGACTTAGCGTCTCGCATCAAAATGCGTGGTCCTTCCAAGTTCTTGACAGCCGACTTCAAACCAGCATCATCAGTGAGTTTCGTGTCGGAGGCACTGGGAGTATGCACCATTTCCACACTTTCAAGAGCGCCCCGCATAATTTTGATACGCTCTTGGATGGGCATGTCGTAAGTGTCATTACCGTCAAACTCCAATATGTCAAAAATGTGGATAACATCCTTGCCGCGAATAGCGTCAATCACGAAGTCCTTTTCACTGACTTTCTTGAACGCCTCCTTTTCTTCATCCGAAAGGTCGGCCTTTGATTCAACCTTATCATTCTTTTTCGTGACGAAAAAACGAGGGCCCTCGGGAAAGTCACTGACAATCCAATCGCCAGTAAACCCTTTCAAATACTCCATATCGTCCAATTCAAAAATACGATGCATGGCTTGCAGCGAAGGCACACCGTCCGGCATATCCTTACGGATATAGTCCGGATTTGTCAGCGAAGCCAAAAGCGAAGGCCCATCCATCTTATTTGTCGGAGCCGTTACTTCTTCATTACGGCTTCGCCCAAGGAGATTCTTTCGTTTACCTCTTGGTTGCCTTTCAATTGGTACATCCGAGCGATGGTCGCCAAAGTAATTACGGTGCATCGGGGCAAGCGCATGAGCGTTCTCCAAAGTAGGCGTCACCAACGATAATGGCTCGGGCTCATCCAGTCGGTACACCACCGGCTTACCGCTTTCGTCAAGGTACATACCGAGCGTAACATCGTGCACTGTTCCCCATTCCATGCGGTAAGCAGGGCTGTCGTAAAGCGACTGGATTCCGTAGTTTTCATGGGTCCCTGCCCCTCCACCAATTTTCTTGGGTTTAAGTTCCTTGACCTTTTCTACAATGTTTTGCATGATTTTTGGCTCATGTTCGGGAAGCAAAACGATAAACGAATCAAGAATGCCGATGCGCTTTTCCGCCCGATTGTCAACCTTGTCAGCAATTTTCTTTCCTTTGATTCGGCGGGGCTGTATGGCTTTGTTGTCAGCCAAAAAGTCGTCATCAGCAAGCAACATACCGTTAGCACTCGCCCGACTTCGGTGACCTAAAGTATTCTTGACTTCTTGAAGAGCCGAGAATATTTTTGCTCTTCGCTGGTGACGACGCCTCATGGGGTCGCCTGCGACAAGCGATTCTCGTTCTTCGGGGCTAAGTTGACTTTGCTGACTCGGTTTCAATCCATGCTGACTTAGCATGACATGGGTATCATATTTTTGAGGTTCACCACGATGGATGTCATGCAGCATAACTTGCGACCGAGGGGCCGTTGTGTTTTGTGCACGGAACTTCTTTTTCTTCTCGCCGGTTTCGTCAAGGTAATACGACAAATCGTCGGTAAGGTGAGAATGAATGTCACCCATACCTTGTAGGTCGTATTCACTCAAATGCTCTCCCAAACCGCCTTGCAAAAACTCCTCAACAGGAAGAACATAGAAAGACTGGTCTTCGCCAAACTGGTCCTTCAATTTTTTGTAAACTGCCCTTAGCCTTTGAACAGCACTGTCTCGCGCAATATTTGTGCGACCCCGTACAACGGTACCCATTTCCGGGCGAGAGTCGTCACGCTCCACATTCTGCATACCCAAGGCCTCCAACCAGTCTTCTACATTCTGTGATAACGAAAGTGGAGCAGAACCCTTGTTGTTGTTGCTGGTTAATTGCCCAGCAAGTTTTTTCACGGCCAATGAAGCCACGCCAAGTGACTTGCCTTGTGCCCCAAGGGGCACCACATCCTCTTCATAAGTCGGCTGGAGTGCTTCTAATTTGTGATATGAGTTAGGGGCGTTGTTGGCGATAATGTTACCGTACATCATGGCCAGCGCCACCACAGTATCGGGAGTCATTTCTGCAAACGGGTCAAAGCCTTGTTTATAGGCTTCTTCTATGAACTTCTGCGCTCCTTGCTGTACAACGAAATTGTGGTCTTCAAGAAGTTTTTTGAAATTATCGTAGTGAGCATTTCGTAACTTTTTGTCTTCGGGGGCGACATAATGCTGGTCCAATTCACTTTCCAATTCATGAATGTGTGCACTATACTCTTTGAGTGCTTCCACCTTGGCATCAATTTTTTCTTGATGATGTGCGCTGGTATCATTGTTTTCTTCTTTGTAAGCGAGAAGTTCATCCAATGCCTCTTTGGTCTCAAGGTAGTCTTCATGAGCGTGCTCCAACTCTTCTTCTATTTGCATTACCCGCTCACGATGAGGGGCGTCTTCAAATTGCAGTTCTTCCGCAAGCGCATCCCTTTGTGCGATAAGTCCACCGCTGCGCATACCGGGTTCGGCAAACTCCGGAAGTTCTTCGGAATCAATCAACGACCCATATAACAAGTCTTCTTGCGCTTTGATAGCCGCCTTAATGTTGTTACTTGCCTTTTCCTTTTTCTCATCATCCATTTTAGCGTTGGCGACATTGCGAAGGTAGCCTTCCAATTTGGATATTTCTTGTTGCGCCACCAAAATATCGTGCTCAATGTCTTCAATAGACTCGGGTAATAGCCCACTGTCTCGCAAAGGAGAGGGGCCACCGCCACCTTCGGCACCTTGTTGGAAAAGAGCGTCTTCTTCCGTAGGTCCTCGTATGAGTCGGTTAAAGTCAGCGAGGCCAGTAGTGGTGTGATGAGCGTTATCGGGTATCTCCTTTGGGTGATGAATCCCCGACTGAGGGTTACCGGGAGGGGCTGTAAACCCGGCCAAGGTCGGAATAATATGATGAAGACGAGCAGTGATAAGGTCAACATTGGTATTGTTTAAATGGGCAAAGGGGTTATGACTGTCTACCAGCGTTTTAGATGGCCCCGTCTTTGCATGACTGATATGTTGTTGTTTATGCTCTTGCGCCTCGTTGTCCAAACCATTAGCGAGCAACTCGTGGTAGTAACGGTACTGCTCATTGTGATAAGGGCCTGCCCAACTATCCCTGTTACGACTATCGGCAGTATTTCCGGCAAACCTTCTTCTTGTAGAGACAGCATGGGGAGACATACCGACCCGTATATCTGTAGAATCCCTCACAGTGTAAACACCTCCTTCTAAAGTTGCGTTGACTCTCGGCTCACCAAAGGCAGCAGTCAGTCCTTCGGAGCCTTCTCTTGGTACGACCGTGCCTAATTCACCACGCCGCATGAGATTGATAGCCTGCCTTTGCGCAACAGCGTCTTCTTCACTTCCGAGGTCCCCTCGCATTGGGACAGTCGTCGGGTCACCTTTTCCTCCCGCTTCACTGTGCCTTCTCAAGCGTGCAAGTTTATCTTCGGGACTCTCTTGTTCAGCCTCAATAAACTTCGTGTCTACGGTCATGGGACCCTCGGTGTGAATGGTTTGACCAGTGGGTGATTGGAATGCACTATGCCTCATGTCGTGGACCGTGGTGTAGGTTTTCCCATGACCGCCTTCTCCATTAAAACTCCAATGCGAGGCCAATGTGTCGTGATGTCCTTTTGTATAGGCCTCCGGGTGAGCGCCTTCGCCCTCAGCGACTACTGAATGGCTGGTGTGGAACTGAGCGGCATTACTGACATCGTTTTGGAGTTTGAACATGTTGCGTTCATCATCGGTGATGTTGAGAAAGTCTTTGATGTCTTGAGGCGTCCATGTAACCATCTCGTCATTTGGGTCCCAGTCTTGGAAGAACGGATGTTCACCCTTTGGAATAAACTCGTAATCGTCTGTTCGCTTATTGTAACGAACACCCGCCGTCAGCATAAGTTGTTCCCGACCAACCCCACGAGGGGCCACTTTCCCGGTTTTTTTATTGGGGACGAAATGCTTTGAAGACAAAGGCTTCATGCGGTAAGTCTTGTTCCCGTCCTTGTCTCTATCAATTTGCAAAAAATCGTAACCGTATTGAGGCGCTTTTTGCCCTTTGTATTCTTTTCGGCGCTTGCGCTCTCGCTCGGTATGTTCTCTATGATAAGTCATCATGTCAGCGTAAAAAGACCTTCCCATCCCACTTTCCAAGCGATGATAAAAATAGGGACGACTATCCTTTGGACTTGAATCCTTTATCATGGGGGCTTGAATCGGGTTACCCGTACTGGTAGGCGACCTTACGAAGTGCCGATGATAGCCCGATTCTCGCTGAACTCTGCTGTACTTGGCGCGAGGTATGGAGAACTTCATGTCAAGCGAAGGAATCGCTTGCTGAGTCCGATTATCAGTTCCATGTTCATCCATGTGCCTGTAGACTTCCTCACGCTCAGCATGAGTCAGCCACTCCATACCGTGTAAGTAGTCGTACTCCCCCAACTTCCAATCGGGGTCGTTCCGCCACTTGTCTTCCATTTCATCTAAGTGCTTCTTACGAAGGAGTCGGTCTATGGCTTCTTCACTTTCACCTTGTTGAACGAGGCCTTGCATCCAGTCGTAAAGAGTGTCCCCCTGTTCATTCAAGGGCAAATCCAGCCAGTCTTGATAATGGTTTTCGTACAAGGCATGGCTGGTATGTTCGCTTTGCAAAAAGCCCATGTTGGCCGGATTAAGAATAGCATTGTGCCTTCCACCGGTACCCGAAGTCATGTGATACTGTACCCAAGCCATTTCCTTCTCAGCGTCTAATTTGGATTTACCCGACCCATAAAAGGAGCGAACCTTGCGGATAAAAGCAGGTGGAATATTGACCCTCTCACCATTCGCCAGTGTTCCGCGATGAGCCCGTAACATCGGATTGAACTCCGGATGCATCACCGAAGTGTCGGGATAATGGCCCGCATCCGAATACTGTTGAGCGAACGATGGTTCATTGATGGCCTCATAAGTCCAACGGCCGGGCATTTCCCCAATGTTGCTGATACCTGCCGTCCGCCCAACATGCGGATGTGCTGTAGCCATCGTTTCTTGCACAAACGAGCCACCTCCCCCGCTTTCAAAATCGGGAGCAGGTTGCTCAACGCCTTCTACTCCAGTAATTACAGCATTTAACCTGTCGTCAAGCGTTTTAGCACTCGTGACTTGTTCAGCCACCTCAAACTCGTCTTTGAGGAGGATGTCGTCCGACACGCCGTCACCGCCTTCAAAGGCGGCTTTGGAGTTTCTGCACCGCTTTGCGAAGTTCACTCACAGCAAACTTATGCTCATCAGCGCCGACAAGGCTCTTCTGCACTTTTTGCGAGCCGCCGTCAAGGAAGTGAGCGTCCAAGGTGGACAAAGCCGTGGGGTAGTGTGGGTTCTTGTCAAGAATGTCGGACTTTTCCGAAATGGCTCCTTTGTTCGCTACATCCTCCACGCTGATGAGGCGTTGGTTGGTGCTGAAATATTGATTCTGCACTCCTGTCTCACCGCCCACTTGAACATGGAATTGCACATCGTTAAGGTCCGTGCCCTCTTTTTGTGAAAAGTTGAGACCTTGCTCTTTAAGCAATCGCTGTTCCAAGTCTACTGCTGCTTTGAGTAGTTGGTCAAACTCCGGGTCCCGTGGTTCAAATCGTGGCTTCATATTATCACTCCATTCCTGTTTGGTTGCCGAGTGCCCCTGCATTCTTGGCTTCGGCAGCAAGTAGATGAATGTCTCCCCAATCCATTTCATGGAACTCTTGATTGGTTGCGGGGATGTCAATGCCGCTACCGTTATCGTTTTTCAAAATGTCAAAGTGCGAGTCACCTCGGAAAAGGTCGGGCATAACATCTACGGGTGCAGTAGTTTTACGAGACACAAATCCGGCTTTCTTTAGTAGGGCTGCTGGGTCACCCACCAGTCCTTTGAGCACTTCATTTTCGGCTTTCAACACTTGCAAGTTGCTGTCCATGACTTCCATTTTTGAAATCAGTGCATTCATCAATCGTTCTGCAACGCCCTCTCCGCTGTCGTCAGTCAATTGATTCACCTCAAAGTGTACGGTTGTTACGCCGGCTCATGATTGGGCCAGTACGAGAAGTTCGGATGGTGCCCGGAAGCACACGCTCGGTGGTGGGATGGACCGATTGAACTTGGTTGAACTTGCGGATGGGCACACCGCCAGCGTAGATGTCGTTTACACCGACAGTTGGGGGCACCGCCGACTTGGCGATTGCCGAAGAAACATCCTCGGACAGATATTCGGCAAACTTGCGAACCTCGTTGATGTGGTCAATTGCACTGTTTTGGTCGTTTTGCTCTAAGGCTTTGTAAAAAGCATCAACATGACTACGCATTTTACGCGCCATTGGGTCCAACTTCAAGAGGTCCATGCCTATCCCACCACCTTCATTGTCTTTAACTTTGCTTCAAAAACCACCTATATTCCGCCGGGCCTGTTCAACTGGTCCGGCTACGGGTCCTCGTTGTTGAACGCTCCCAATCGGAGAGCCGCTGCCCGGCGTAGTGTAATTTTGAGGGCTTGCTGGACCACGGTTTCGTAGGCCAGCGCCCTGTCCACCGGGGTTCATAGCCGCCATACCCGCACTGGCGGCACCTGCAAGACTACCCGCTAATTGTGGAGGAATATTGCGCGTAGGTAGACCGCCGGGCTGCGCTATAGGCTGCGGACCGCCGGGCATGCCGGGCATGCCGGGCATACCGGGTTGACCCGGAGGCATCTCTTGCTTCTTGTAGATGAAGCGAATATCTCGTCCCCCTTCTTCAATGAGTTCGGCTTGATAGCCCAGTTGCGCCATCCGCTGGGCGATGTTGACTTCCATTTCGTCACGGCGCAGGCGGGTGACTTCGTCTTCTTCTTCATTGGGATAAAGCGTAAGTTTCCAGTCGCTTACATCCATTTCCTCCATCAAACGAGGGAACAAGTTTTCGGTGTAAACCTTGTGACCTGCCTCAACAGCACGATTGGTTACAAGGATTTGCAACCCCTCGTTGTTCAACCCACCGGATTTACCGGTGTCCATCATGAACACATTGGACACGCCGTAAAAAGCAGCGATACGAGTTCGCATTTCATCACGAACTGAAATGTATTGCATTTCTTCCAGCGTGTCCATGAACTTAACCCAGTTGACGCCACCACGACCTTGCTGACTCTCTACAGCAATTTTGGGAATGTAGTGAGGGTCACGCTCCA